CCCAGCCCTCATGATTGTAAGGTTGCCAATCAACCACAAGAGCTTTGAGAGAACTCTAAGGATCAGGTATGAACCTTGGGTTCTTTTGAAGGGTGCATTATAAAACCTTTTTCCTTTAGAAGACTCTCTAAGAAATAATTGACTTAAGAAATAAATTTTTCTTAACTAATAAAAAATGGAAGCAGATAAATCCGTAGATGAAGTACCAAAGAAGAAGCGTGGCCGTAAGCCTCTCCCTGAAGACGTCAGACTAGAGAATAAACGTCAGTCTTGGAGAGCTTACAAAGAGCGGAACAAGAGTAGGATTCGATATGAGAAGCTTGTGAAGCAGTTTAAAGAGCTTCACCCTGACGAGCCTCTCCCATCAAAAGAGGAGCTCGAGAATTTACCTCCACAGAAATGCGGTCGCAAACCCTTACCTGAAGACGTTAGACTAAAGAATTATAAAGCCTCAATCCAAAAGTTTAAAGAGCGCAACCCAAACTATAATAGAGAGGGTCCTGCCTATGAAAGACAACAGGAACCTATGCTATGTGAAGCTTGCAACTGTCATATTATCCGTAAGAATATTTCTATTCATTTGAAGACTCAGAAGCACCAAACTAATGCCAATAAAAATTTATCTGACATCTAAAAAGGAGACATGTCAGATACTGAACAAAGCCTATACCCGAACCTCGACGTTGCTAAACAGCAAATTAAGAATGAACAAAGGTCCATGCAAGAGAGACTAAGACGCTATGAGAAATCTCTTTCACGATGGAAACAGGCTAGCTCCAGTCTAGCCTACACTTCCTTCTTATCAGGAGGAACGACTAGCATTGCGGGGCTATCTACTCTAACCCTAGTATCCACCCCAGTAGGACTGGGGATCGGTGCTGCAGGCTTATCAGTAGCCTGCATCACCTTTCTCATTGCCAAGAGCTTTATAGCAAGCAAGGTATCACGAATGAGGTCTAAAAGAGACTTTGTAAAATCTTATATAGACAAGATAGAGGTCTTCAGCAATAAGGCTCTCAGAGATAATCTGTTCACATCTGAAGAGCAACAAACCTTTCAAGATATCTTAGATAGATATAAGGACGAGGATGATATCTTTAAGGATCCCAACTACAAGAAGGATCAGAAGATCCTTATTAAAGAAAGAAGAGAACAGGCGGAGCAGGAAAGACTCAACAAAAAAAGAGCGCGAGAAAATCTCCCTATAAGGTTCGTTCAATAACCTTTAACATTAACCTTAACATTAATATCAAGGTTCCTGAGAAACCTTTAATCCCAAGCGCACCACCAGCATATACTGAATCAATCTAAATAACTTTCCAATATACATATACACCGCATCATAAAAGCTCAATAGTTTTTATGTTGACCCTTTAAAAATGGAGCTGCTAAAGATAAGTGATCCAAACCAACGAGAAAGGTTGGTCAATGAGTACCTCAAGAACAGAGGACAGATTAAACAGAACTTCTTAGAACGAAGAATTACCTCGCAAGGTAAGCAGCAAGAGTTTCAGGAGATGTTCAAGCCAGTTATTGAAGCTCAACAAGAAGCATCAGAGGCTATTAAGCAAAGTATCGACGAGAATGTTAGACCTTTGAAAGAGGCTGCTCAGAGGCATCTTGAATCCAATGACCCAGTCAAGATGATCGAAGAAGCAAAAGAGAAAGGCATTGACATAGGTCTTCTAGCAACAGAGTACCTTAGTAAGCCTCGTGATGATCAATACAGCCTTAAGCATTCGCCAGACAGGCATAGAGGCTTCACCCTCAAGATGAATGAAACCCCTGTTGACATTGAAGGTAATGATCTATCCATAGCTGGTAAGGATTATACCGGCACACCAGGTCTTTGGTCTCTCCTAACTGAGTCTAAGCCTTCTAGATACACACAAAACGACTATGAAGCCTATAAAAGAATCTTGCTTGACACAGATTCGATTTATAGGAGGGGTGACCCAAGATTCCCAAGGTCCAATCGTGGAACCAAATGGGAATCTGTTGTCAAAGGAATCTGGGAAGAGCTTAAACCACCTCAAAGGAGCCGAACTAGAACTCGCACCACGTCTGGTTCACAACCTTTAAGAGCACCTAGGAAATCTCTTGGACCACAACGCCAAGAGGCTAGCAGCCAACTACCAGGACTTGACGAGAGTTTTTCAGGTGAAGGTCTCCATTCTGATCATAGTAATGACCTTGAGTCAATGATCAGACGCTTTGACCTTTTAGCAACCAGTCGAAGAGCAGGGAACACGGGAGTAGACAAAGAGCTCAAACAGCTTCAGAAAGTCTTAAAGAAGGACCATGGCTTAGACCTAAGATACAACTAAAAAATATCTTTACTTACAAAAAATGCTAGTTCCAAAGTATAATCTTAAACTACAACCAATTAAGGGTGGTTCCATTCTAAAAGGACTTAAGATCACTTACGATGATAAGACCTTTACACCAGAAGAGACTATCAACAGTTTGAAGTCTGAGGGTCAAGCCACCCTCTCCAAAGAAGTTAATAATCTTATTGACAAATATAGACCTGAGGCTCAAAAGCTCAGCGATGAAGCTAATCTTATTATCCAAAAATACAAGCCATTAGGAATCTCTATTAAAGACCTCGTTAAGAGGACTTAAAAATATTTTCTAGGATACTAAAAGTATGTCTATCACACAAGAAGTATTAGATCTGAGTAAGGTATTTCCAAAGGATGAAAGCATTGAGTCTTACCAGGTAAGAGAGTACAGACCTCAGATGGGTCAGTCCCAGCTTAACGACAATTCTGAGATCTCTATTAGGATAGAGCGTCAAGAGGACTATCTCTTACCTCATAAAGCTTATCTGGCTGTTGAAGGTCAACTGCTCAAGGCCGATGACACCTTGTATGCTGATGCTGATATTGTTGCGTTGACTCACAATGCAATCATGCATCTGTTCTCAGAGGCTCGCTACTCAGTTGGAGGCACCCTGTTAGAGACCATAAATAACCTAGGTCAGAGTACTACGATGGTTAACCTTTTATTGGATAGCGCAGATTATGATAGCACAGTGGGTCTAGGAGCTTGCTCGCTGAAAGATACTGCAACAAACGCAGCTCTGGATGCTGGCACTGGATTCACAAAGCGTCATGACTGGGTCATCGAAACAGCTAATCCTAAAGGTTCTTTCGGCTTCACAATCCCCTTGAGCCGCATCTTTGGTTTCTGTAAGGACTACGACCGAGCCTTGTCTCTGGTTGACCATGAGATCAAGCTTAAACGACAGGATGACAGCGAGGCTATTTTCCGAGCTGCAGGTGCTGCAGCCGGTAAGGTGCAATTGAGCAAGATCTCTTTGTTCATGCCTTATGTAGTCCCGAGTCTGGCTATGAAGAACAGCCTTGCAACAATTATCAAGGATCGTAAGGCGCTCCCAATCAGTTACAACCAAAGGCAAGTCAACTCATTCCCAGTTGACCAGAATACTGAGTTCAACCGAACCATTACGGTCAGTGGTGGCTCTAAACCGCGGTGGGTGTTGGTCGCGTTCCAGACTGATAAGGTTGGCTCTCAGGAGAAAAATGCTTCTCTGTTTGACCACTGCTCGATAACGAGCGCTTACCTGGAGCTTAACGGCTTCAAGTACCCTCGAACAGCTTATCAACCTGACTTCACCAAGAATCAGTTTCACCGTGTGTTCCATGAAGCTACAAGCTTCAAGAGTCGTTTCCTAGGTCTACCTGAAGACCTATCTATGACCTCTTTGAGTCCTCAGGACTATAAGAATCTGTATCCTGTCTTGGTGTTTGATCTGAGTAAGCAGCCTGAGTCTCTCGATATCAACACCTCTAGCCTAATGATCAACGTAGGCACCAGCATCAATTTTCCAGCCAACACTAAGGCTTACATCGTAACCATTTCAGACAAGCATGCTGAGCTGGTTGCTGATGGCAGCAGCTTGGTGTTCACCCGCTAAACAGTTTTTAAAAAGTCTTATAAGGTTCAATTGAACCTTATATCACATCGAGTCATTTTATTTTTGATAAAAGATTTTTTTTTTTCTACAAATAAAAAAATGGAAGTGAATATGGTTTACGATGTCTCCAACCTGTGCGATATTGGACAGACAATTTTAGATAGGTTTGTTCAACCTTATCGACATACCATAACTTGTGCTTCAGTCTTTTATAGAGACCTGAAAAATTCATTAAGACGATGTAATAAACTACTTGAAGCATATAACTACGCTCAACCCGAAGAATTATGCAAGTTTAAAGATGTTATTGTTCTCTATAATACCATAGTAAATGTTATTATCAGGGTTCCTCAAGACCATTTAAATAATGAGCTCTGGTCTGAACTGAGGCTTCATAGCTTAAAGCAGTCTCAAAAGAATTTTTTAGAAGTAAGTGTTCAAGCACTTGAAAATATTGAAGATACAATGGTTCTTTCGGAGGATAGAATTCAACAGATTAAATCTATGAAGCTTCTTCTAACAATAGGTCTTTATAATCATGCTCGTTTCAGTACCTTTATTATGAACTTACTTGAAGATGACTCTGGTGATGAATATTACTCTGACTCTGACGAAGATGAAGATGATGACGATGACGATGATGATGACGGTGAAGATCCTGGTTACCACTCTGAAAATCCTGATGTTGAATAAGTGCTATATCGTAAAAGTTTTATAAGGTCCAATTGAACCTTATATCACTTACAGTAGGTACCCTAACAAGGGTATATTTTTAAAAGGTGAATTGTCTCCAAACAACAAACCTGAACCCACCTTCTCCTGTTTTAAGAACAGACCGCGTCCTTTACGTTCAGCTCCAAGGTATAATCCATCACCTCGTTTAACCTTCTTAAGCTTACTTAAGGGAACCATACGGGCATTATGCTCACCTTCAGGTTCAATCTGACATGCTATGCAACCCCCTTTCACAAGGTACATCCCACGACCTAGAAAGAGCCCATCGCCTTTGGTTTCAGAAGCTTGTCCCATTCCTTCTCCAGTGACTTTTCTAGTGGCCTTTGAAGCTAGTGCACTAGCAGTACCTGAAAGGGCTCCTAAAGCAAGAGCAGGTCCTACCTTACTTGCGATCGCAGGTAACATTGCCAACAGAGCAGGTAGAAAGCCTCCCTCAACCTTCTTGTTGTGTTTAAGCTGAGTCTTACTAAGTTTAATATTTACACCCTTATCCTGTTCATAAGCCTTCTTAAGCTTCTCAACTTGTGCCTTTGTAAGCAACATGAGATCACCTCCATCGTCCATGTTCTCCTTAGACAACTTAAGAGTCACATCAGTGTCATCCTTAATTGCCTTAAGGATTTTTTCCTTTTGAGATGGACTAAAGTTAAGATATACATGATGATAATTCGACATTCTTTTTATAGATGTAAGAGAAAAAATTCATTCCTCCTTGATATGAAGGTTGACCGTCAAGGTCTCTCCTCTTAAGTCTAGTAGCTTGAAATTCTGATCTAGAAGTCTGACTTCAATGTAATCAAGCCTGCTGACCGTGATGGGCAGATAGATTTTGTTAATGGGCTTCTCGATGATCTTAAACCCAGGACTCACCGAAGGGAAGAAGCTATAGATGACAGGTCTAGATACACCATTTAAGTATCCACCTTGAACCAAATTACAACTCACAAGCAAACTACTTATACTAAGAATATTAACAATGTTATCAGACTCTGTTCTGCCTGCCTGAATAGGTGTATCTGGATCCGTCGAGTTAAAGCCTAGAACCGTCCTAAGTGTATTAGGTTCGCTAAAGTCAACTGCGTACTGGGTTCCAGTCGGGTTCGTTATAGTTATGATACTCTTCTGGGTGTTCAGGTTGGGACTGATCTGAATGTAAGACACATCATTTACGCTGTCATAGTGATTATTTGCTTTCATAAGGCGAAATATTTCACTGTTCAAGTCATCGATCTCGTAAGCTCCGACTGGGATAGTAAGAGTATTCCAAGTACCAGCAGCAGTCGTTGCAGCCTTTGTACCTTTCCAGTCGTGTGTATAGATGAATTTGTTATTTGACGCAGTGATGTTTGCGAAGGTATAATATGTTTCAAGGTTACTTAAGGCTACTGAATACTTCCTCTCAGGGTCAAGGTCAATCGGACGGTCTAGTTCCATTTTTAAGATCGTATCCGTACCTGTTAAAATAAAGGGCCAAGACTGTTTAGGACCTGTGTTCTGAGCAATCTTCTCAAGAAGCTGTGTCTGTTTATCTGATGACATTTTTTTATAGCTTAGGATTTTATTTCAGGGATCATCAAGAACGAATCAAGTCCACATCGATACCTGCCATTGTTAAGCTCACTGGTAAGGTCTATCACGGCAAAGCTATGCTTCTTAGCCCAGCAAGCTTTAAGAAAGGCTCTGAACTGATCCTTTGTAAGATCTGAACTGCAATGATCTCTATATATATTGTTAATATCGATACAAGACTGGGGAAACAGTATAATGAAGTTAGCATTCTCTCGAATGGTATGTCTAGGGAGCTTTATGTAGTTCTGAGATAGGTAGAAGCAATCCGTATTACTATGTCTACCCTTTGTGTAGTACTTCTCAGGCATCTTTTGGCCCTCGAGCATCACATCATCGAAGATCATGAGATTCTTATGCTCCATGTCAAGGCTGCAAGGTTCGGGGATGCCTTCATTGTCAGTATAGAAATCAGCTTGAATAGACTCCTTATTATCCTCTTGAACGTTATCTTTAATCATACTTATGACATCTTTGTAACTATGACCGTTATTAAGTATGCTCGACTTGTTGTTAAAGATGTCTAAGATGTCCTTCTTAGACCAACCAGCCTTTAAACCAGCCTGGAGAATCCTGTAGACAGGTTGGTGAAAACTCTTACCATAAAGCTTAAGGCAGTTGTAATCAAGCATTCCAGACTGGAGTAGTAAGTTAAGCATAAGGTTAGTCTTACCGCATCCAGACTTACCTATTAGTAGGCCTCTAATTGACCTAGGGAGTAGAGGGGAATTGCTTCTCTTAGAGAGGTGTTCGTCCCAGGATAGATCAAGTATGGAAACCATTTTTATAGAGCTATAGAATTTTCTGTGTGCGTATAAAAGATGTACTGCATTAAGTGTAAACAACATACTGAAGATGCTTCTGTACCTAATTTTTCTAGAACCAAGAACGGAAGGTTCATGAAGCAGGCTCGATGTAAGGTTTGCGGAATCATGAAATCAAGCTTTGTAAAGGCTCCGGTTAGCGGATCAGGAGTAATAAACTCTGCCATCAATAGCCTACCCGTTGAGCTCCACCTTCCTGGTCATCAGTTTACGGGACCTGGGACTAAGCTTGATAAGCGTCTTAACACTGATGGTACCCCGAAGCCTTGGAGTAAGCCTATCAACCGAGTTGATAAAATTTCAATGGAGCATGATATATGCTATCGTGACAACCCAGACACCAAGAGTCGTAATGAGATCTGTGACAAGCAGATGGTTAAGAGCCTTAATGAGATCCCTAACCCCTCCATGAGAGAAAGGCTCGACCGAGCTGTAGTTAAACCAATCATCATTGGAAAGAAGACTCTCGGCCTTGGACTTAAAAAAACTCCGGCGATGACCAAGGTTGGATGCAAAGCTTAGCCAATGAGCTACACAAGCCAGTCACCCATAACTTCCCTAAGCGTAAAGTCTATGTGGCGAACGCTGACCATATCTTTGCTGCTGACCTGGTTGACATGCAGTCTTACAGTCGCGATAACAAGGGCTACAAGTATATCCTATCAGTGATTGATGTATTCTCAAAGTATGGTTGGATGGTACCCTTAAAAGATAAGAGAGGTGAGACGGTAGCTAATGCTCTAGAGAAGGTCTTCAAGGAACGAAGACCTCAGTTTCTGTGGGTAGACAAGGGCAAAGAGTTTTACAATAAGCATGTAAAGGACCTTGGAGTAGACCTTTACTCAACCGAGAATCTAGAAAAATCTTGTGTCGTTGAGCGCTGGAATCGAACCATGAAGGAGCGCATGTTCAAGTACTTTACAGCTCACAACACGAGGATGTATATTAGCATCTTGGATGACCTTGTTAAGGGCTATAACAATAGTAAGCATAGGACTATAGGAATGACACCTGTAGAAGCAAGCCTAAAATCAAATGAACGAAGGGTCTACGCTAACCTTAACAAAGATAAATGTGTTATGAAGAAACCGAAATTCAAGGTAGGAGACAAGGTAAGGATCCCTGTCAAGAAAGGTCACTTTGAGAAAGGTTATACACCTAGGTGGACAGAGGAGGTCTTTACAGTGTCCGATGTGCAGCAGACTTGTCCTGTCACATACAAGCTCACTGACCTTGCTGATGAAGAGATACAAGGGTCTTTCTACGAGCAAGAACTCCAAAAGACATCCCAAGAAGTCTTTAGGATTGATAAGGTTATTAGGAGGAAGGGTGATAAGGCTCTCGTTAGATGGAAAGGTTATCCTGATGGCTTAAACAGTTGGGTTGATAGAGGTATCATTAAAAATTTATAGCAATTAAAATGAATGATATCCAACGAACGATTTATGTTTCAGAATATGATAGGGTTATCGTAACAAGGTTAATTGAAATATCAGGAACGTACTTACTCGAAAAACCTCTTTATAATTCTGATCTATACGAAGCTGCTTATAATCTTAAAATTAAATCCCTCAAGGGTGTCTTTTTGAGAGATAATTTACCTAAGCGCATAAGGAAGAACGAATCTGGCATCTTTAATTTGGATGATAGTAACCCTTTAGATGACTTCGGAACAAAATCAACTGAAGGTACTCACTGGGTATGTTGGTTTAAACGAGGGAATGAGAAATATTATTTTGACAGTGCGGGTTTGCAAGCCCCCCTAGAGTTGCAGAAATATTTAGGTAAGCACGAGTATAATACTAAAGAGGTTCAACCGAGGGGTTCAGTGATATGCGGTCACCTTTGTTTGTTCGTGTTGAAGAAGCTTGAGGAAGGTATGACTTTAGATGAGGCTGTTAGAGACCTGCTTGAATAAAATAATTCATAGCTCATAAAAAGGATGAGTATAAACATCTTCGGTCAGATGCAATTAGCTAACAGCAACACAAAGCTTGTCGAGTCAGCCACCAGCAATAGACCTACTATTTACCGAGGGAAGATTAGGTCGCAGCAAAGTAAAACTATTACTGTTGTTGATAACCCTAATTGGTCCTTAGTACATGTGTTTATTAAGTTTGGGAATGAAGCTTACTGGACTGTTCCTATAACCTTGTCTAGAAACATTTCAGGTCTCTACACAGCAACCTCTAGAGACCCTGATTGGATTCGCAACATAGAAACTGGCCTGAACATAAAGTATTACGCTGAGGTTAAGTTATTAGAACCGTCTGACCATTCAGTCACGATAAAGCCTTTCATATGCGCTAAGATCACCTTTAACAAAGGTAAAATCTCTAAGGAAAGAATGGACGGAGCGTACATCGAAGAGGTTCAGATTATTTAAAAATCTACTTATAAAAGTCATGAGTGTAGACATCTTCGGAAGATCTAAAGGAACAACTACGTCAGTTGACCTTAGTAGATATGTTAGAAAGGACCAACCACAGACCTTATCATATTACGGAGACGCAGCGAATTCGTTCGCTAATAATCCTTTGAGTAGCGTAACTGATATGCAGACAGCCATTAGCACTCTTGCCGGCGGTGCAGGGCGCTCCTTCGCTCCTCTGATCCCTCATAAGACTGGTAACATAGGCTGGATACGAACCAGCGCTTCAAGTACCTTTAACACTGATTACGATGCTTGGAAAGCCTTTACTTCCGATCCCACAAGCTCAGAGTGGGCTACCCAAGGAGTGACAGAAAATTACTGGTTACAGATAGCGTTTAGTCATCCGATCTGCATTTTTAGGTTTATTTTACGTGGACGCAACTACCCGGAAGATATATTGTCATGGAAAATTGAAGGATCTAATGATGAGGTCAACTGGACAACCTTGTATACTGCTTTAGATAACCCACAGAGCTCTGCATTTTTTCGCTTTTATACGATTTTAGAGCCAAACGAACCATCCAACCTCACAAACAACAAGTGGTACTTCATAAGGTTGTTTGTAGTATCAAGTACAGCAGGGTCGGTCAACCCCGGTATCTCTCACATGCAGCTCTACGGCTTGAACCCCTTGCAGAGCTTCTACGCTTAAAAAATTATTGTAAGCATCTTTAAAAATGACAATCGACCAGGATTACTTCATCGTTACTGACCTTGAAACCCTAGCCAAGAGAGTTTACAATGGGTACCTCTATCCTAAAAAGGACCTTTGTTATTGTGCAAGGATGTATCAAATGGTGATGGATAAGGCTATTAAAGACCTTGACAAGCTGTTAATATTATATCCTAACGCAAGAGGTAAGTACCTTTGTGATTATAAGGTCGTTCAAAGGGTATATAAAACGCTTCAAGACATCTGTTTGAGTCTTCCTCTTCCAGCTTTAACCAGTGACTTCTGGTCTGATAGTAGTCTAACTACTGAAATCAAGGTGCTGGACAAGGATCTAAGCAAGTACTTTATAGATACAACAGGTATGCTTACACAAATAGAGCAGAGGAAAGTACTCACTGATAAACAATTGCATCGGATCAGATGCTTCAAGCTCCTTTATAGCCTTGGTCTGGTGAGCTCACAGTTGGATGAGTTTGTCGATGAGCTTCTTAAGGCTGAGGATAAACCTAGTACTACAACGACAGAAGTATAAAGAGTTATCATAAGGGTCAAATGGCCCTTATGATTTTTATAAGACTGTGTACTCGTAACTAACCTTATGGTCAAAGGTTCCAATCCTTGTACATCCGAATCGGAACCTAAGCGGTAGGGAACGGGTTTTAAAGTCATCGTAAACCTCATCGATCAAGGTGAATTTAAATACTCTCCCAGTTGATTCTGATTTTACTACAGCCTCCTTAGTAGTGCTGTCAAGGCTTTGAAGGAGATAAATTCTGTTACTAACTAAGTCGTCCATGTTTTTAATTAGAAAATTTTTTAAACTTTCTTTTTAGAAACCTCAGGTTCGAGGTTAGAGTTGATGCAGGATATTAACCTTTGCAATATCATCCTTAGACTCTCAAGGACCCTAACAAGAATCTCAATCGAATTTGGTGGGATCATTTTAAGGTAGTAGATTAATCTTTAGTTGGTACATGAACGGCAACATCCCAGTATCTACGGGTGGACGTCTTGCAATCCTTTAGGCCCCGGTTGTAAAGGTAAACAGGGTACCTACTAAGATGCTTAACTTTATTATAGAGGCTTTGAGGAAGCCAGACCTCAACCTGGTCATATGCCTTGTCCATGGTGCTAATTAAACCTAGAGCTGAGTCGCGATCATGAAACTTAACTACCTTCATAGAGTCCAACTTGATGGTTGTGTCAATAGGGAGCTCGCTCCACTTAAGAGCTGGTTTGAATGCTTTGCTATCTGGGAATGACATCTTCTTTTTAGGTCCTCAGAAAATATTTTCAGCTGGCGTTCCGCCAGTGACCTATGGCTCTTGTATGAACTCCGTCCTCAAGGATCACACGCTTGTCATCGTTGGCGCTTAAGGCTATCTTGTTGACTGTCTCAGTGGTGATATTATGGTTCCTGGATCTGATGACGTTCATCACCCTGTGCTGTACCTTACCTGAGAACAGACATTCCTTATAGTCCTCTATGCTGATCTTATTCTTGACAACCCCTTGGCGAATCCCCTTGCACCTTTTCCCTTCAGCTCCTTCATGCATCTTGTAAGCGTAGAGCTTGGCTCGCAGACCAACAAACTCTGTCATCACTTGACCTGAGCATTCATCCTTGAACATACCTAGTACCTTCTTGTTTAGACCTGTAGGGATTCCTGAAGGGTGGTCGATAGGGTAGTTGGAGGTGTCAAAGAGTCTCTGCACGTCTGGGCTGATGTCATTGTAAAAGTCATCGGTCTGGATCTGATAGCAAAGGCTGTCTGTATCTGTGAAGAGAAGCTTAGCTCTCTCACCGTACTTCTGTTTCATATAAGCATAGTGGAAGTCATACATGAGTGTCTTACTAAGGTCCAGGATAGCCATGCCTACATAGACTGGTTTGTCAAACTTGATCTTAGTCTTGTTCATGTTCAGGGCTACAAGGTCTTCATCAACTATCGTACAGTGTTCAAAGTTCGGCTTAGCAGCGAGCTTCTTAGCTCGCGCTCGGTCGTTCACAAGCTCAATGTTGACCCTGTTGCGAATGTTCTCCATGGTCTTACCAAACACTGAGTTGTTCATGAGCTTGAAGAAGTCTTTCTCAAAGTTATTGGTAGCTTTGGCTCTGAGGCTTGTATTTAGGTCTATGTAATCTTTAAGCCAAGGTCTCTCTTCGAACCTGATACCACGATGGATCTTTGTAAGCTTCAGACCGAGGCTAAGATACTGCTTAAGGTTCTTGTGATGAAGCACATACCGAACCTTGTTGTTAAGGTTAGGAATGAGCTTTTCAACCTTGTTAATGGTGAGTCTTTCCGGAGCAAGAGGATACTCATTGTGCTTCTCATGTAGGCTCGTGGGATACTCTAGGTCGACTTCAAGGATACAAGTACGATCATACCAAGACTCTAGTTCATTCTCATCCATCCATTTAAAGCCTCCACAAGGTAAAGGCTGAGACATGCTCCAGCCGTAAAGGTTGTTAGCGTCAAGGTATTGGAGGTACCTGCTTGGCTCGTTCGGATTGAAGTCAGCACCCTGGTACTTGTTATTAGCCTTTGAATACCGATGCATGATGGAGCTAACCCCTCCACGAACACCTTGCTCAAACATCAGTAGCATGTCAGGGTCGGAGAGAAGCTCAAGCTCTACCTTGGTTATCTTGAGCATAGCTTGCCAGCTAAGGCCAGGCAGGGTATAGCACCAACAAGGGTCCAGTCCATAGTTGGTCATGCTCATGTCTCGAAAGGTTTCGAAGACGTCAGCTAGAAGCATCACATCGGTCTTGAGATAGAGGTCATGGTAGTCTCGCATGGTCTGACAACCAAAAGCCTTCCAGACCTTCCGAGCATGAGCGTAGTCTTCGTCAGAGATATGACTGTCATTCAACCTAGAGTAGAAGGATTCCTTTGGAGGTAGCTGTGTTTCCGAGAGCCTTTCAAAGCTATCCATGTAGTCATATGGATAGACACCTTTCCTTTTGAGTAGCTCTCTTGACTCACCTTCGAAGGCGTTCTCGAGGTTCTTGAACTGATCCTTTTCAAGGTTAGCAGACAGACTATCGAGAGAGGCAGGCAGGAACTTAGCCGAGTCTAAGAACCTTAGGGTGTGTGTTAAGGTTCGTTCTTTACCTTTCTTGTCTGTATAGGTCTTAAGGTTGATTGTTTTGCTGAAGCTTATAAAACGTTCTTCATTATTTGGGATGCAACTGATTGGACCATCAGTCTTGCCAAGGTTACGGATAAACAAGTGACTATCGTAACCTGAAAGGTTGTGAAAGAACACAGGTAGAAATTGAGTCTCTCGCGCTTTGAGGTTGCAAATAGAGTGAGCTGCACCTCGGTACTTACCATTGTAATGATCATGATCTCTAACCGGTCTTAAATTCTTAGTATCTTCGAAAGGTCCATCACACATGTAACAGTGGGTAGACTCCTTAAAGGTCTTCTCTTCTTCAGCTGTGATTAACATTTCCTTCTTGCCATAGGTTCTTGTAATCATCTTAACGTCTTCCTCAAGCTGCTCAACGAATAGTTTGGCTACGTCCTCTCCTTCTTCCTGCATGGTGTATGACCTTGTCAAGGGTTCCATAACATCATCGTCGAAACACTTGATGGTATAAGAGTAACCTGATGGGGTGTGCTTTTGGTAAGCTGTTGTTGAGCTTCGTTCAGGATTAGGTTGACTTGTGTCAATTGGTTTGGTGAAGCATTCGAAGTCTGTGTACGCCGTGAAGGGTACCTTCGCACTCATGTAGTGGTCTTTGAACTTTAAGGTTGAACCTTCAGGAGGCATCTCTATTCGGACAGCCTTGTGGTTATTGCAAAGGATCTTATGATTAGCTAAAGATTCTTCTGAGTTGAAGCTGTTTAAACATCTCCTGCAAAGGAAGACTTTACCCTTGTGCTTGGTGATTTGACTAGCAAGCAGTCTGCTAAGGTCATTAATGAGAGCGTAATGAGTAAGGGTTTGCTCAGAGTCTTCCTTTGTAAGGTATAGAAGGTCAATCTCATGAGACGGATTTTCAACCTTAGAGGCTCGGATCACATTAACCTTTGATGAAGCGTATTCGTAAACGTTAACAGATAATCCAGGGTTCAGTCGCTCGAACGCAGTGATTCGTTTGACCTCTAAGGGGAATGTTAAACCATCCCAGTTAAGGTCCTTAGACTGCTCTATAAGGGTCTTTGTTATACGCTCAGGGTGGGTCTTTATAGGGTTCAAGGCTCGTGTAACGCACCACTTGAAACACTCATTGTCATCCTCATTCTTAAGGTTGATGATGGCCTTCTTCTTAGCTAAGACATCATGAAGCTCAAAGTAACTACTCGCAGCCAATGGGGTATACTCGATTAAATGAAGCACAAGGCTCTTAACTTCCTTGAATATCCATGCTGAGCCACGTTCATTGAATGAGTCAAGGTTCTCTAAGACCCTTTCTGACATCTCATCGTAAAGAAGGTCATTGTCTGACCCTGGATGTGATGTCTCTTGCTTATCTGAGTTGAAAGCAAAGGTCTCATCAGTACCTTCCTTAGTCAGTTCGAGGTTAAGAACTAATTTAACCTTTGATGAACCTTTGGATGCAATTAGCTCAAGTACCTTCGACTTGACCTGGTTTAGAAAGGTTGTAGGGTCGACCTGGGGTAGACCCTGGATTGTATATTGAATCACAAACTCCCGGAGAGCTGATCGTTCCTCAGTGACCTGGATAAAAGGGGAGGTCTTATAAAGGTCCTTGATCTTCTTAGTAAAGCTATCTAAGGTTTGATCGAGGACCTTAGGCGTGAAGCTTTTAATATAGCTCATCCAGCTGTTGTAGAGCCTCTTACCAGTCTCGATGGCCTGAGATACCTTCTCCTTAGCAAAGTCTACTGTAGAGCTTATCACTCTGGCTGGGAATGAGCTTGTAGGTACAAGAGCCGCTGTGCTATCGTGAACGGGCTCGTCCAGAATGTTCCTGGAGGTCCTACGCCTGGGGACTGGGATAGGTCCTTGTCTAGGGGCAGGAGTGGGAGGTTGCCTTTGAGGTGCGGGAGTAGGTTGAACCTGACGTCTTGGGGCAGGTACAGGTTGAACCTGACGTCTAGGGACTGGAGTGGGTGCTCCTTGTCTTGGGGCAGGTACAGGTTGAACCTGACGTCTTGGGGCAGGCGTCGGGGTCCGTAGCAGATCGATGAGCTCTGCTTTGCGCAAAGCTGAATATCGTTTCAAGCCTCGGTCGCGAGCGAGAGCTTTCATTTCTAAAACTGTCTTGGCTTCCATATTTTAATCAGCAAGAAAAAAATTTTTGGAACTCAAAATTTTTTCTTCTAAAGGAAAAAGGTTTTATAATGCACCCTTCAAAAGAACCCAAGGTTCATACCTGATCCTTAGAGTTCTCTCAAAGCTCTTGTGGTTGATTGGCAACCTTACAATCATGAGGGCTGGG